ATTCTAGGAATGTCAGTGCCTCCTTTTATGATGGAGCGAATAGCAAAAGAGGTATACAGCCAATGGCTAGACCAAAAATCGAAATAAATTGGGAGCAAGTTAACCAGATGTGCGGGATCCAATGCACAGGTGAAGAAATAGCTTCAGTGCTTGGAGTGTCATATGATACTTTACAACGAAGATGCGAAGAAGAGCATAATATGGGTTTTGCGGAGTATTTTCGACTAAAAGGGGCTGCTGGCAAGGCCTCATTAAGAAGAAAGCAATACCAAACAGCAATGGATGGGAATGTAACTATGTTAATCTGGCTAGGCAAGACTTGGCTTAACCAAGCAGATAGGATTGACCATTTAAGTTCAGATGCTTCTATGTCGAGTCCAAAAACAATAAGGTTGATAGCTAAAGAAGTGCCAGTAGACGCAGAATTTGAAGAATATGAAGGAAGCAACGATACACTTACCGCCCAAATTAATTGACATCTTTGGCGGCTCGGCTCGTTATCGATGTAGTTATGGTGGAAGAGGCTCAGGCAAAACCAGATCATTTGCTTTAATGACGGCCGTCTGGGGCTATCGCATGGGTCAATCCGGGTTGTCAGGACAAATACTTTGTGCCCGGGAGCATTTAAATTCCCTTGATGAATCCTCAATGGAGGAGGTCAAAGTAGCTATAAGAAGCGAGCCCTGGCTTAATAATTATTATGAAATTGGAGAAAAATACATCAGGTCAAGAGATGGCCGTATAAGGTATGTATTTGCTGGTTTAAGAAGAAATTTAGACTCAATAAAGTCTAAGGCTAGGATATTATTATGTTGGATAGACGAAGCTGAGAGCGTGTCTGAGGCTGCATGGCAGAAGCTAATTCCTACGGTTAGGGAAGAAGATTCAGAAATATGGGTGACATGGAACCCAGAAAGCAAGCAGTCAGCAACGCATAGAAGATTTAGAGATAACCCGCCAACAGACATGAAAATTGCTAATGTAAACTGGAACGATAACCCCTATTTTCCCTTGGTGTTAAATAAAGAAAGGCTGGAAGATAAAAAGCTAAGGCCTGATTTTTACGACCATATCTGGGAAGGCGAATTTCTAATACATGTCGATGGGGCATATTACACAGTTGAAATGCGTGAAGCATTAGCAGAAAACAGAATCAGCAACGTCCCTATAGACAAGTCGCTTGGTGTTGTTACTGCTTGGGATTTAGGTGTTGGAGACTCTACTGCAATCTGGTTTGCTCAATACGTTGGTGCAGAAGTCCGACTAATTGATTACTATGAGACCTCTGGTGTGGGGCTAGACCATTATGTAAAGACCTTAAACGACAAAGGATATAACTATACTCAACATATTTTGCCGCATGATATAAGGGTTCGTGAGCTAGGAAGCGGTAGATCAAGGCTAGAGACATTAAATAGCTTGGGGGTTAATAACATACAGATAGCGCCGCAATTAAGCGTAGATGACGGTATACAAGCTGTGAGGTCGTTAATTACTAGGTGCTGGTTTGATAAAAATAAATGCGAAAGAGGTATTGACTGCTTGCGACAATACCATAGAGAATATGACGAGCACAATCTAGCGTGGAGAAGCCGCCCCCATCATGATTGGGCATCACATGGTGCAGATGCGTTTAGATATCTGGCTATAGGTTACAAGGAGACTTCGGGCTGGGGCGAGCCGATCCGTAGGAATTTGCAAGGCATCGTTTAGAGGTAGTAATCTTGGCTATCTATGATAATATTGTAAGATGGCACTAACTAATTTCAGTGAGCTGAAAAGCAATATAGCGGATTTTTTAAACCGAACTGATCTTACGTCTGTCATTCCCACATTTATAGCAATGGCTGAAGCGCAATTTAACAGAGACATTCGCCACTATAAAATGGAGAATAGGGCAACCGCAACAGTAGCAACCCAATACGTCGAAAGACCTTCTGATTGGCTAGAAAGCATTAGAATGCACCTTACCGGCTCTGGGACTACAGTGGTTAATTTTATATCAGCCCAAGCAATGGCAGACAAAAGAGCTGGAGCGGAGGACGCGACAGGCACTCCCCAGTATTATCGGCACTCGGAACTCAATTTTGAATTTTATCCAACCCCAGACGGTAGTTATACATCAGAGCTGTTGTATTATCAGAAGATAACGTCTTTATCTGATTCAAGTACAACAAACTGGCTATTAACAGACCATCCTGATGTCTACTTGTATGGGTCTCTTTTACATTCAGCTCCTTATTTAGCGGAAGATGATCGTGTCCAATTGTGGTCGCAATTATATGCGGCTGCAATTAACCGTATTAACCTATCATCAGAACGAGCAAGTAACACAGGAGCGGGCATGGTGATGAAGATACATGGACTAGGCTAATGTCCTGGTCTAACATCGCTGATGTATCAAATAGCTGGTCAAATACAGCGGATATATCTACCTCCTGGACAAGCCAAGCATGGCTATTAGTCAGTGGTATATGGGAAGACCAATACCAATGGCTTGATGGCTGGGTTTGGGAAGATTCAGCAACAGATAAATGGACTGACGTATAATGCCAACCTTTGCAGACAATGAAAGTGGTGCAAGTGTACGCACCAAGATAAATGCGGTAATAACGACTGTAGATACAAATTCAGCAACATGGAATGCAGCGTTATCAGATGGCGGGACAGCCGCATCTTTAACTATAACATCAGCAGATATAAACGGCGGGACAATAGATGGCACTGTTATTGGAGGCAATTCTGCCGTAGCTGGCTCTTTTACTACGTTAACAGCAAGCACATCGATAGCGGGAACGCTAGCAACGGCATCCCAAACGAATATCACCGCAGTAGGCACAATAGCCACAGGGACATGGCAAGGAACAGCAGTAGCAGATTCCTATATTGCTAGTTCTTCAAACTGGAACACAGCGCACGGATGGGGAAACCATGCAAGCGCAGGATATTTAACAACAGTTGCAATAAATGGTGTTTCGGATATTACCATTACAAGCGTAGCTGACAACGAAGTTCTGGCATATGACAATTCTAGCTCAACTTGGGTTAATCAAACAGCAGCGGAAGCTGGCCTAGCGACCTCCTCACAGGGTTCTAACGCAGATACAGCACATGGCTGGGGTAACCATGCCTCTGCTGGTTATCTCACTACAGTGGCGATTAACGGCGTTTCAGACGTAACTATTACATCTGCAGCAGACAACGAGGTGTTAGCTTACGATAATTCAAGTTCCACTTGGATAAATCAGACGGCTGCAGAGGCTGGGCTAGCTACATCGGCCCAGGGAACAAAAGCAGATGATGTAAAAACATCTATTGCTAATATTACAGATGTCACAATAGCGTCAGTAGCTGATAATGAAGTGCTTGCCTATGATAATAGTAGTTCTGTATGGATTAACCAAACCGCAGCAGAAGCGGGTCTGGCTACGTCTGCACAAGGCACAAATGCTGATACGGCGCACGGATGGGGCAATCACGCCTCTGCTGGGTATTTAACGGCAATAACAGGGCAGAACCTAAGCAGCTTAAATGATGTGTCTAGCACATCTCCCACAGATAATTATGTATTAACTTATGATGCGTCTTCATCAACATGGGGTCCAGAAGCTGCCGCAGCGGGTGGAGTAGCCGAGGCAGATGTTGTGGCGTTAGCAATCGCTTTAGGTTAGGAGAGGATTTATGGCAAATACATTTAAAAATGCTTTCGCAAGTGATATCAATCACTCAGCATACGTCGATTTATATACTGTACCAAGCGCAACAACGACGATAGTGCTTGGACTGACGTTATGTAATAAGACTGCTAATGCAGTAGATGCTACGGTTCAAATACAAGATACCTCTGATTCAAATAATGATTTTCAAGTATTAGATGCTGTAAGCATCCCAGCTAAAACAACCCTCGAAGTCATGGCGGGTCAGAAATATGTGCTTGAAACCACAGATGTACTGAGGGTGAAGTCAGGAACTGCATCAGCCTTAGACGCTACTCTTGGAATAATGGAAATTACCTAATGGCTATTACTAGATTAAATTCTCTGGCTATTCCAGCCGACACGGTGGTTGCCGCCGATATTGCTGATGGATCTATTACTGCTGCTAAATTGGCGAGTGATGCGGTCAGCTCTAACCCTAATCTTATAATTAATGGAGATATGGCTATAGCTCAGAGAGGGACTTCAAGCACTTCTACAGGAATAAAAACTGTTGACCGCTGGAATGCTTTGTGGACTGGAGGAGGAATTACTCAATCTCAAGTTGCTTTAACATCAGGAGGAGCTTACGACGAAGGCCATAGACACGCTTTTAAGATGGCCGTGACTTCTACAAATAGTGCAAATAATAGATATGCACAGATGCGCTATATACCAGAAGCAAAAGATATTAGAAACTTTGGTTGGCAATATACATCAGGCAGTTCTTACATAACGGTATCTTTCTGGGTTAAGTCTTCTTTGGCGGGAACTTACTTTTTTAGTATGTACGGGCCAGATTCAGGAACTGCTCAAGTTTATTCTACATCTTATGCTTTAGCAGCAGACACTTGGACGAAGGTAACAAAAACTATTTCTGGCGGGTCAAATATTGTATTAAACGATGATACTGGTGTCGGGTTTTATATAGATATACGGCTTGATTTAGGTACAGATTATACAGCTTCTGACGCTACCATTAACGCTTGGAATGACAGAGTGGCGTCAGACGCTAAGACTACTACAGACTTTGCACAGTCATGGTTTAATACTGGAAGTGCAACTTTTGAAGTTACAGGAGTTAAGTTAGAAATTGGTCAAAGCGCAACTACGTTTGAAAAACCAGACTATACAGCAGAGCTTCAAAGATGCCAACGATACTACTGGACAATTCGTGGGGACGAAGGACAAGACTACTCTAATAATTACGGATTTGTAGTTCAATGGTCATCAGCACGTTTTTCTGGGTGGAATCCTTTTTGGACAATGAATTTTCCAACAGAAATGAGAGCAATTCCAACAACTACAATCGTAGGTACTTGGGGAACAAATAATGCAGGGTCTTGGACTAATGCAGGGTACAAAAGCAAAATGAGCGCAAGTCTAGGTTTTAGTGGCACTACCATAACGGGAGGTGCTTATGCACATTTTAACTCTACAGACGATGCAATCCAATTTGATGCGGAACTTTAAATGAATATTACTTCAGCGAAATGGGAAAAAGTTTATGCGGGAGATACCCTTCTTACTGACAAAGGAGGAATTTTAGCCATGATTGATGGGGAACAATGTAGTGTACCTACCGACCCTATGAATAGACATTACGCAGAAATACAAAAGCAAGTAGACGCTGGAACGCTTACGATTGAGGACGCAGACTAATGCCTTTTATAGGAAAATCACCATCCGAAGGTAAGAACAATATCTTGCTAGATGCAATAACTACGTCAGCGACAGCGACATATAACCTTCTTAAAGATTCAGTTGCGTACAGTCCAGTAAGCGCACAGTCTTTAATAGTATCTTTAAACGGAGTCACACAAGCGCCTATTAACGCTTATACAGTTTCTGGATCAACAATAGTTTTTGCAAGCGCATTAACCAGCAATGATGTCATTGATTACATCATCGCAACGACTGGGCCAAAGGTTCAGCCGACAGTAGATGATGCAAGCGTAACATCTTCTAAGTTAGCAAGCGATTCAGTTACTTCTGCCAAGATTGCCGACGATGCTGTAGTTCAAGCAGCTATTGCCGATGAAGCTGTTGATGAAGCTCGATTGCAGATTAGTAACGCTGGATCTAACGGACAGTTTCTAAGTAAACAATCTGGAAATACAGGTGGTTTGACTTGGGCTGCTGCTGGAATTGATGGTTGGAGTTCAAATAGTAATAACTTGTTACCTGATAATGCATCATCTGGAATCTACTTAGGCGTCAACTCAGCAACTGCGGCAAACTTATTAGACGACTATGAGGAAGGAACGTGGACACCAGAATGGTCAAGTAGTGGAGGAGAGTTTGGTTCAGTTTCATATAGCAATCAACATGGAGACTACGTAAAAATTGGTAACTGGTGTCATGTGCAATGCTATATCAATTCAAGCGGGTGTACCATTGGAAGTGCTTCTGGTGTTTTACGTGTAAAAGGTTTGCCGTTTACTTCCATAAATGGAACGAATAATAGCGGTGCTGTATCTATTGGGTATTCAAAATACTTTGCTGGTGGACAAGCAGATGGGCCGGGATTTGGGGTAGTTGCAGAAAATGCAACATACATACATTTTTATGAAAAAGACGGCTCTTTTGATGGCTTTGCTCCATCACAAATACAAACAAGCGGCACTCAATATTTTTATTTTAGTCTCGTGTATATGACGGCATAAGGAGAAATTATGGCACTCGCAGAATCAACAGAACAAGACAAAATAGAGGTAGTCGGTGCTTTCAAAACCGTACAGGTTAGAACCGCAAATGTCATAAAAAAAGATGGGGTAGAAATTGCTCGCTCTTTTCATCGTCATGCCATCGAAGCTGGACAAGATTACAGTGACCAATCTACTGAAGTAAAAGCGATTTGTGCAGCAGTGCATACCTCAGATGTTATTGCAGCCAAAGCTGCACATGACGAAAAGATGGCTAAAAACCCAGAGGACAGATAATGCCTTTTATTGGAGAACAACCAAACACTGCATCGACTCTTTATGTTGTTGCGAGAAGTGGAACATTACAAGTTGAAGTGTCAGGTGGGTATCTGGAGATAACAACTCGTTCTGGCACTACAAACGTAGGAGTAACCTAAAATGGCTAATCGCTTTCCACTTATAGTGGATTCAACAAATAACAACATCAAGGAGTTGCCTAGCGGTGACAACCTTGACATGACAGGTAGCGGCTTTGCTAATCTTTCTAGCATTACCCCTCTTTCGTATCACGAAACCTATGTAGCTCCAACAAGCTCAAGTAACGCGACAACCATTAACTGTGCAGCAGGTAATTACTTTAAACATACGCTTACAGAAAATACTACCTTTACATTTAGCAATCCTCCTTCAAGTGGAACAGGTTTTTCTTTTATTTTGCATTTAATACAAGACTCGAGCGCAAGAACAGTCACTTGGCCTGGCTCAGTAGATTGGGCTGATGGAACTGCGCCAACAATTAGCAGTTCTAGTGGTGCAGATGATTTCTTTGTATTTGCTACATCTGACGGTGGCACAATCTGGTACGGATTTACTGCTGGGCAAGATTTAAAATAAATGAGTAGAGCC